CTGTTTTATTTGCTCCTCCATAAACTGAAGTTCCTCCTGCTCCTCCAGTTGCACTTCCTGAACCACCACCGCCACCACCGCCATAAACAGAATTACCACCTGCAAGACCAAGAGTAGTATCACTTCCTTTAACTGTTCCACCTCCACCACCTCCTTGACCAGAATATCCTCCACTAACATTTGACCCTGCATTTCCACCCCCGCCACCGCCAAATGCCGAATCGGTAGCAGCAGTAGCTCCATTTCCTCCAGCACCTGCAATAGGTCTTCCTCCAGCACCACCTGTTGCAACTCCAACAGCACCAACTCCTAATGCTCCACCACCACCACCACCACCATTTTGACTACCTTTTGAACCTCCACCACCACCATAAGCAGTTGCATAAGAACCAAAAGTTGAATTACCTCCTACTGTTCCAGGATTATCGCCTGCGACTCCTCCTGCACCACCAGCACCAATAGTTATTGTTACAGTAGCACTTAAATCACTTGCATTAAAAATTGTTTCTGTATAACCACCACCTCCTCCTCCACTACCATCACCAAAAAGAGTTGCAGAACCTCCTCCTCCACCGCCACCACCCCAGCATTGCACACGCACAAATTTAGCCCCTGCAGGTTTAGTCCAAGTTCCACTAGAAGTGAACACTTGAGTATCGGGGACTGTGCCTACGATAGTTAAAGTAGAACCGTCCCAAGTTATTTTATTGCTTGCCGAATTGCCGAAAGAAAACTTTGCCGTGCCTCCGCTTATGCCAACGAAAAATCCTGTGCCTGTGTCAAAGTCTGTTTGACCCGAACGAAGATAACCACTAGCTCCTAAAACTATTGTGCCTGCCGTTACTGCTCCCAAATCGGCAGAGATAGCTGAAAGTTGAGAGACGGATATTTTTGTGGAAGTGATTGAAGAAGCCGCGATATTCCCCGCTACGATAGACAGTGCTCCGATATTCGCTCCGTCTACAAGAATTTGACCTGCCCCATAAGGGATAAAGTTAGCAGTAACTGTATTATTCTGTGCTGTGCCAAGTAAAGTCTTGTTTGCTCCCATTGCCGTAGAATAGGTTGTGGTAGTCTGCAAGACTGTGGAAGAAACGGCGGTGTCTAGGTAGATATAAGTGAGCGCCGCCATATTTCCTGTGTTGCCTGCGGAAATAGCGAAAGTTCTGCCGTTAGACATAACTATTGTGCCTGAAGTCCAAGCGATAGTGTCTGCATCAGTCACGGAAAATACTAAGTTATGAGTTTTTTCCATTAAAGAAATATCGGTTGCACTATTGTTTGCTATACCAGAAATGGCGACTGAACCTGAAAGAACGACCGAAGTAAAAGTTGCTACACCTGCTTTTGTTACCGAAGCGACTGCGGTAGCAAGAGCGGTAGAACCCCACCAAGCGTTGCCATTGACATCAACATGAAAAGAATTAGCGGTTGTGGTGTCTGGTATATCCAAATGAGTTGTAGTTAAAGACGAAGCGGTTACCGCTCCCGCCATAGTTACTGAAAACGGAGCATTAGCGAAAAGTGCCGCCCCGAGCCATATACCCTGTTGCGGGTCTATCATAAAAACATTGTTGCCTTGACCTGCTTGAGTAGTGGTAGCGTTTTGTTGAAGTCCTGCTACATAGTTTGCGAGAGGAACAGAAGTATCGGGAATGTTTAAGATGTCTCTGAAGGCGAAAATTGGAACGACAGGCGTCACATCAGTCGCTTGTGATTCATCTTGCGGAGTAGAGAAGTCTTGAATTGGTTGAATGTTATTATCCATTTTTATTAAAATAATTAGTCCAATAATCTCGTTCTCTGTTTATTTTTACATTACACCTCAAGCAAAGTGCATTTAAGTTTTTTTCAGAACAATTATTTTTATCAAAGTCAATATGATTTACGCACAATACCTGATTTAGTTCTTCAAGTTCTTCTCGCTCTGTTTTACCACATAAGCAACAAGTGAAGTTATCTCTAGTTCGGATTTTTAGTTTAAGGGTTGGATTAAATTCTTTTGGGTAACCGTTACGAGACAAACCATCTATCCAATGGGGGCTATTTTCACCAACCTCAAACATTCTACGACAACTATTACATCTTTTGGAACCATAATTTGATAGTAATTTATTGCAATCTATACAAACTGGTTTTCCTTTACAGTATTGAGGATTATTTTTTCCTTTATTTGCGCAAGATTTGCATCTTTTTGCTTGATAACCATTTAATTGTTTATTGCAGTTAAGACATTTATTTTGTCCTACTTTATACATAGGATTTTTACTTCCAATTTTAGCTTTTCTTATATTTTCTTTATGTGTTTCCGATTTCTTTTTTCCTTTTAATCTATCACTTATTTTCTTTTTAGAAATATCAGAAAAAATAAAACCTGTAGTATTTTTATTTCCTACACCTATCTTATGTCCTTTTTGAAAACCCTGATTTGGTTTATGTTTGTAAATTCCTACTGGCATATAATTAATTTTCTATATAATGACCCATAATTACTATACTACGAATTGATACATTATTTTGAGAACTACCTCCTGAAAAATCTAACGCTATGCGGAAATCGTCAATGTTATTTAATCCAAAATTTCTAAAAATATGTTTTCTTTTTCCTGTGGTAGTTATAACTTGTGCTGTGCTTGTTGATGTATTTTGATTTGCCTCTATTGTAAGAGAACAGGAAGCTCCCGCTCCAAGTGAATTGGTTTTTACTACAATGGAGTCAATATAACAATTTGATGTTCCTTTCGCTAAATCAAAAACTAAACTTTTCCACGAAGCGTTAGTTGTATAACCAGAAAATTTATCTAAAGAAAAATTGCTGCCACCGTCTGTGCTTGAAATTAAGGGAGTCCCAAAAGGCGCGGCTATTGCTCCTGTAGTAGCGTATCTACTGCTTGCGTGTTGAGAAAGTTGATGGGGTAATTCGGGAACATACGCACCTGCTGAATAGGCTAAATTATCAGATAAAAGTAAAATTGTATTTTTGAATAATGTCTTTTTTTGATAATTCGGGAGTGTGCCTGTGAAGTGAGCAAGGGGTTTTATAGTTTTGCCTGAAATATATCCGATAATAAATCCAGTTGAAGAAATATCTTGATAAGCAATATAGACTACGCCATTAACTCGGTAGAGAAATCCAATTCTCGCCATTCCAACTCCCGCCTCATCAGCTAAAGTATTTGTTATAGCTCCCCCGTCATAGACAAAAATACTTCCTTCAGTTCTATTCGTTCCTGTAATCCCAGAGTTCACAGCTAAATACCATTGCCCTGAATTAAATAACACATCTGCCACAACTGCATCATTACCAAAGTCCAATTTATTTACCGTGAGAGTATTGGAGTCGTTAAAATATACTCCCACATATCTGCCATTACCGAAAAGTAAAATATCCTCTTTTTTATCAGACGGGTGAATAGCGTTTTGTAGTGCAGCTTTTCCCGTTGGAGAACTTGAACCCCAAGTGTCCGAGAAAGTTCCTGCGGTTAAATCATATTTGCCTATGTCGCCTGCTGAACCTGAAGTGTTGTAAAAATAGTATAAATTTCCTTTTAAGAGTTCTACACTTTCGCCTCTGGTGCAACCTGAAATAGTGTGCGGCCAGTTACCAGCGTTAGTTACCGCCGTTGAGCTGATTTGAAATAGTTTAGTCGTGCCTATGCCATACGCCACATCATTGGCTACCGCTTGGTCTAGGATGTGGTTTATAAGCTCTGTAACAGCCCCTGCCTGCGTTCCATTGGTTAAGTTGGCTAGTCCGGGCCCCTGTGTCAGCAAGTCGGTGATACAGTCCATATTGGTCATAGCCGAAGCTGATCCCGGACTGCCGTCTTCTGTTAGAGAATTGGCAAAAGCTAGGTGAGCAAAACCGACATAAAATTTTCCCAAAGATAAAGACCAAGCATTACGCCTGGTAAAAGATAATGGAATTTTCGGGACTAATTGTGGTGATTTTGGTGGCATAACTACCAGAAGGCGACTTTGTCGTTATTATAATTGTTGTAACTTGAGTCATCGGCTCCGTAATTTTCTCTGCGGAGTTTTAGACTTAATTGTGAGTCCCTTTCTCTTGAAGCGTAGAATAGTTGCAAATCCTGTTCCATTTTCTGCAAGAGGGGAGTTAGAAATTCACTTTTAAGAAGTAGGGTATTGGCTAGGCAATAGTCCAGTGCCGCCCCGAGAGAGAGTATTCTATGAAAAGGAGCGGCAAAGCCCGGCACTTTGGTTGTATCGGAAACTAAAAAGTATGAAGCATTGCGAGTAAAGTATATTTTAAGTCCTGCGGATAGGGTTACATTGGCGGAAGAAGGTTTAGGATATAAGTTAAGAAATCCACCTACTTTTTCATACATCAAAGGTCTGCCCGGTGTCTTTAGAAATTCCGTCATCCCCTGATAGGGTATTTCTCTTTCATTAAAAGGAAGTATTTTATACCAGTTGCCATTTACATCAAGGACTTCTACGCGGTTAATTGTGAGGTAACTGCTGCTTGGTATAGCAACTGCTGTAGTTTGGTCTACCATATTTATTGCAGTGGTTGGTTGAGCGGTTTGGTTGTCGTCATCCCACTTCCATTTTCCTGAACTCTCAAGGATAAGAGAAACTACATCATCTAAGCGTCTATTTACATTTAAAATAAGATTTGCATCTGGGTAAGATGTAATACTTGTGTTAGTTAAAAAATATATATCACTTCTGATTTGGTCTATTGTCATTTATTTAATTTTTAATTAACTTTTAAAATACCTGTGGACTTGTCATTGCTGTTACTTTTGTCGCTTGAGAAGTTACGATTACCAATCCATTAGCCAAATCGCAGTCAAAGACATAAGTCGCTATTGCATTTGTGGAGTCAAAAGAAAAGACAATGTTCCCCGAAGCGGCGGAAGCCGAATCATATCCGATAATTGTGCCTGCCGTTCCACCTTGCACTATGAGTGTATGAAGTCTGCCCTTGACACTTCTAACAATAGTTGTTGCGGCTGTTGAGATGTATGTGTATGTGTTGTTCAATTTATTTGTTCAGTCTATCATCCTTGCCCCGAAAAGAATAAACAAGACGGGGCAAAGTGATAAACCGAAAGTTAGTTAATAATCTTAGGCAATCACGAAGTAGTAGAATGAAGGAGTCGCGCTAGCCGCAGAGTCAGCAGGAATAGTAAGTACAAATGTCGTAGCGGTTGTACTACTAACATAAGCGCCACCATATAATGTTGCGCCCGCAGTTGACGAAGCTTTTTGTCCTGCTTGGTTAGCACCTGTTACAAACACTGCTTTTGGAGCAGTCGTGTAAGTCTTGTTGAAGGTAACTGTCAAAACAGTTGAACCTCCATTGTTGTTCGTTCCAGTCGTAGTAATAACTCCACAAGTATCACTACCTCCTGCTGTAATAGCGGCGGCTGTAATACCATTTTGAGTAGTTACCACAATAGTTGGAGCAACAGCACCCACAGTTGAATGCAAGTGTCCATTTGCTCCAATACCGAATACTTCCGCAGTCAAGTCATTTACAGACAAGTATCTACCTGTTGTAAGCGTAGCGGCTGTGGCGTTAAGAGAAAGAATTGTGCCACCGATTACCGCAGCTCCCGAGATACTAGCCACCGTTCCTGCTGTCGTTGCCGAAGCGGAAATGTGGAACATACCAAGACTTGCGGCAGTAGAAGTGTAAACCCCAGTGTGGAAGAAAGAGTAAATACCATTCGTTGCCACCGCTCCTGTTCCTCCTGCGGCTCCTCTAATTAGAGAGCCAGTTGTCGTTGCGGCAGTGCCGTTAGAAACTTCAAGAGCAATACCCGTAGTAAGACCTGCTCCTACGATATTAACGATAGTTCCAGCAATTGTATTAGCGGCTTTTATTTCTACGAAACCACCATTTACTGCTGAAGTAGAAGTATAAACTCCCGTGTGTGTGAAGCTAACAATACCGTTTGTTGCTACCGCGCCAGTTCCACCTGCGGCAACTACCAAGAGTGAACCAGTAGTTGTAGCGGCTGTTCCGTTAGAGATAGATACCGCTTGACCTGTAATAAGTCCTGCGGCAACTACATTTAAGAGAACACCTGCTGTCGTACTAGCAGCTTTTATTTCAACAAAGCCGCCATCTACAGATGAATTGGAAGTGTAGATACCAGTATGAGTGAAACTAACTACACCATTTGTAGCAATAGCCCCTGTGCCATCGGTAGCCACTCGTAGGAGTGAGCCAGTTGTAATAGCGGCAGTTCCACCTGAAGCGGTGATAGAAAGTCCAACACCTGTCGTTAGAGCAGTTGTAGATATTTTCTGCGCTGTACCGCCTGAGGTAATACCGTCAGCGATAACTGATACAAGAATCCCCGCGCCTGTCGTTGTTGGGGACTTTATCCTCAACATTGAACCCGTGTAACCAGTTGTAAATCCTGAATTTTCTATATTAAGAACAGTAGTATCAACTTGGGCGGCAGCCGTAGTCATAAAGTTGACCAGTGTGCCGTTAGAAGCCGTACCCACCATAGCTGAAGCTCTTACATCAAGAACACCAGCATTAGAAGTTGAAACAAAGATGCCTCCGTGAGTAATTGAAACAATACCGTTTGTTGCTACTGTTCCAGTGCCACTTGCCGTAACTCTCAAAAGAGAACCTGTCGTCATTGCTGAAGTTCCATTCGAAAGTTGAAGCGCGATACCAGTCGTTAGGGAAGTACCAATAACATTTACCACTGTTCCTGCTGTAGTGGTATTTGCTTTTACCTCAACAAAGCCACCATTTACAGCACTTGTACTTGTAAAGTTTCCCGTAGAAGTGAATGAAATAGCTCCATTTGTGGCGTAAGCTCCAGCCGAACTATTGGAAGCTCTAATCAAGCTACCTGTAGTCATTGCTGTCGTACTGGTAACATTTAGTCCAACTCCAACGATAGCAGCTGCCATTGTCAAAGCTAGAAGTGTCGTGGCGTTAGCTGCATCTGCCGCCGCTGTTTTGAATTCTACAAGCGTACCGGTGGAAGATGTCGTGCCTGTGTGATTTACAAACAAAAGTCTGCCAGCCCCCGTGATAGCAGTAGCGGAAGAAACTAAACCTACCCCAATACCTGTCGTAAGAACCGCCAAGTCGGTAATATCTACTGCCGTACCTGTTGTCATTGCGACACCTCCAACTCGGAGTATTGCTCCAGCGGCTAGAATATCCGAAGCGGTAAGTTTCAAGAGTACTGTTTCGTCTTGAGCCGCAGTCGCCATTTCTGCGATGATGTGGTTGACATTTGCCGTTGCTGTGTGCGCAAGATTAAACAAACGCCCTGTTGAGGTGGAAGCAACTGAACTTGAAGTTATATTTACTACCAAACCATCACTATAAGCATTGGCTACAATGTGAAGTCCTTTTCCAGTCGTAAGAGCGGCTAAAGGAAGATACACTGCCGTTCCTGAAGTTAATCCTGAAGGAGTAATCGTGAAGTATGAAGCTGTCGTATTTCCAGTATAAGCGGCTGAACCAGCGAAAGCTACTTGCGTTGTCGCCACTGAAGCATTGTTTGTAACAGTCAAGGTATTCGTATCAGTCGCTTTTGTGATACCAAGACCACCTGCTGAAATAACAGCATTACCAAGTGTCATTGTGAACGAAGTTGTCGCCGCTGTACCCGCAAGCACAACTGAAAGTCCTGTCATTGCTCCTAATTTACTAAATGACCATAGACCAGAAGTGCCATTTACATCTAGTCCTGTGCCGACATTAGTAATTTGAAGAACATTGCCTGAACCCGCTCCTGTGCTTGTAAGAGTGAATACATTATTGGTAGCGTGCTGTCCGTTAAAGGTTACAGTCGTACCTGTAATCGCCATTGTTTTAGCATTGGCATATAGTTGATTCCAAGTTGAAACACCGCCTGCCGCTCCTGAAGTTACTGCGTTGAAATCACAAGAACTTGTTGAACCCTCATTGATGTATAAAGTTGAACCTACTACACCTGTAGTAACCGCAAATATACAACCAACTGCGTATCCCGCATCACCATCTGTAGGAATTGAAGCACCATAACCCCTAGTAACTTTGTTATCACCGTCTAAAGTTACTATGGTGATGATTGGTGTTCCTACTTTCTTTTTCTCACCCGAAATGAGAAGTCCACGATTAAATATTTTTGCCATTTTTGTTATGTGTCCCCTCTGTCGAAAAAGAGGGGAGATTAATTAATTTTTAATACTTACCTGTTGTTAAACTGATAAAGTTACATCACACCCAAGACGAAACGTCAAATTGGACAGCAACCAAGCTATCCTTCATCCTGAAGAATGTCTTTTTTCCGAATAACCGTTCTTGTTACTCCCTGAAGTTTATTATCTTAGTCTTTTTCGAACTATTACAATTTATGCAAAGTGGTTGAATATTTTCTATGTTATTAGAACCTCCTTTGGTTATAGGTATGATATGGTCTTCACTTAACTTAATTTCTGGTTCTTGTTTTTTACACATTAAGCAAATCCAGTTGTATTGAGCTTTTAGTAATTCCCATTCACTAAGTGTATGATAACCTCCATTTATTCTTTTCTGGGCTTCACGATTTTGTTGCATTACAACTCTATGTGCTTTATTAGTTTCAAGACCCCCTTGCCAATTCCAGTGATTTTTTCCACTTATCTCTGGTCTTGTTTTACCTTTCCAAGCAAGAATGTGTCCTTTTTTGAAACATCCAGAATTAGGTTTATGGTTGTTATGTATACCTTTAGGCATACCTATATTTTATCATTTATTGCAGTAGTTGTTAAAGAGCTTTCAGGTGGAGTTCCCTCTTCGGAGAACTCTCTCTACCTTTTTTTGTTATGCGTAGAGACCAGACTTTCGCATCTCCAATAGTTGGAGTCCTTTCGTTAAGTCGTTCAGCGTGGATGTAATTACATCCTTCGCCCTTGTCACCCACTTCTGGGCTTCCAAGCCAATTAGAAAAGATTTTACTTGGACTGTCATTTTGTTAATCCAAGGATGGACATACTTGCCTAGTCTCAACTGCGCGTCTCGGAAGACCACAGTCGGAGCTTGCTGAGCCACCAAATCGATAGCCCCAACTTGTCCCATAAGAGAATACTGTGTCTGCAAAGACCATACACTTGAAGCTGGAGTAAGGGATTCTGTAACCACGATGTCCCCATAACCCGTTAGAGTTAGAGTCGTTGCTGTCGCTACCGCTACGATACCCGATTCCTCAATCAGCTGGCGATTTTCAGCAGACAAGTCAGCGTAGGTTGTAACACCCGGCGTTCCTGTTCCGTTAATCAAAGCCACCAAATTAGTAATAGAGTTCGCAGCCGATACATCAATAGACCAACTACCAGCCGCTGAAGCCGCGCCATTTGCCGCCGCCGTGAAAGTAACACCGTTTATAGTGAAAGTATCTCCCGCTGTCGCAATGGTTGACTGAGTAAGGGTCGCTGAGTAAGGCAAGTTGTTAGAAAGTCTCAAGCCAAAGCCGAAACGATTAGCAACTTTTCCATTATCAGAAACTACCTCGCCAAAGACTGTCTCTCTGCCACCCACATAATTTTGGATAGTTTCAAGCATTCTTGGGCCGATAAGAGCAAAACGCTCTCCTACTCCACTACCCAACCTTTTCTTTTGGTTAAGCGTTCTGCCAGCCGCCGTAAAGATGTTAGCAGTGTTAGCCGCTGACATTACAATACCGCCTGCCGCTTCTCCAATACTTAAACCACTAAGAGTAGTGCCTGCATTAGAGTATTCAGCAAATACAGCCTGATCAAGAGTGTTGTTTAATTGCCTTTGAGCAAGGGAAGCAAACTCTTTAATGGTGTTGTATTTATTCTGGATAGCATCAATGTCATCCAAATAAAAAGACGCCACCTTTGCAGTCGCTACTGTTAGGGTTTCGTCTGTTGCTGAAATATCTTTGACCGTAATATCAGTGCCTTTTGTGTAAGTCTGAACACGAGGATATGAACCATAAGGCTTATGAAGCGTATCACCGTCTTTTAAATCTGCTCGTAATTCCGTATTAGCGATTCCAAGCGCAACACTTTCTTTTAAGAAAGTCTCTTGCATTGTCGGAGTCCAGTAAGCAGGATTCCAAGCAGTCATTGAATTTGCCATCTTTTATGTTAGAAAGTTCTGGCGATAAGTTAATCAACCAAGTCTTCCTGTAAATATCTTATAAGGGAAAGATACAGGAAGACAAAGTTCGTTAACCTAATTCTTTTCTAAGATAATCCTCGTACTTGGCGAATTCCGCCTTTCCATCAGGAGTTTTTAAATCAAAATCAGATGCTGTCATTTCACTGTAATCTTTCTTGGTGTTTGCTCGACGCTTGGAGCCAAGTGAAGCATCATCAATTTTCTGTTTCTTTTCTTCTTTTTCTTTAAGGAAAGAGATGTAATCGGAAGACAAAGCCTTTTTGACGCTTATACCTTGCACCTTTGCGTAAGTTTCAACCTCTCTTTTAAGCCCGTCGCTTAAGTCAAGAGATTCCAATTCCCTTTTGTCTAAAACTTTGTTGATGACTGACTCATCTGTAACGACTTTATCAATTACTTTGGGTTTTACTTCGGGCTTGGGCTTTTTCACCCATTTGTTATCCTCTAAAGTAAATCCTTCAGCTTTTTTAGCTCGGGCGTAGAGTTTAGAATTTCTCTCTTTGAGAATTTCCACATCATCTTCATCGCTAGATTCAAGAGTCTTGATTTCGTCATTTAAAGAGTTGACTTTCTCGGTGATTTCGGAGATTTTCTCCTTATCATTTTCACTATCTAAAGTTTTTAGTTCTTCATCTAGTGTTTCTACTTCCTTTTTTAAAGAGTTAAGGTTCTCATCATTATTTTCCATAGATTAAGAGCTGTGGCTCAATGAGGATTTAAGAGACCCTCTGCTCAATTATTTATAATTTTACTACTTCCATACTTCTTGTCAAGTGGGGATAACCTGTTAATAACTTGTTGATTTCTGTCTTGTTAAATAAAGTTATTATAGCCAATCCCCAAGTTATACACATATTACGCACCCACAAAGTTTTTTATTATCTTGCAAAATAAAGAGATAAAATACTTTTCCACATATCCACAGGACTAATAGTAATAATAATCTTTATATATAAATACTATTACTATAAATAGGGTGTGTATAACTTTAGACCGCCTCTTCAGGTGTCTCAGGCACTTCAGGTGTCTCTACATTCTCAGCGGGAGCAGTTGGTTCTTCTGGTACATTTTCTTCGTCCATAGGTGTATTTCCAGTTATGCTATTAACTATTCGTTCGACCTCTTCGTCAGATTTTCCTAACTTCCTCTGTTTTATTCTCAAAGCCTGTATGTAACTTTTATCCATATATTTATTTATTATCTTTTAATTTTCTAGGTCTCCCCCAAGTATCTGTTTTTTTATGACATTCAATGCAAAGAGTACGACCATTATCTATTGCAAAACGAAGTTCGGGATATTCATAGAAAGGTTTTATATGATCTGCATTAAGTATTGCTGCTTTTCCATTTCCACTTTTCATTCCACACCAAATACAAGTATATTTATCTCTCTCAAAGACTGCTCTACGCCAAATTTTATACTCCAAAGAAGTTCGTATTTTTGCATTTATAGAAGTTACACCACCTTTCCATAAATTAGAGCGTTCTCCACGATTTAGAAGTTTAGGTTTTCCTAAAGTAGCTTTTCTTATTTTATCTTTAGTTTTTTGAGAAGGTGTAGGTCTTTTTTTACCAAACCAATAGCCTTTATAACCTTCCCTTCTTATATACATCCCTCTTGGCATAACTATATTATATCACACCTCATCTTCTAACCCTACGTCAAAACGGTCTCTAGCATCTTTGAGTTTAACTGATTCAGAAAAAGTCATTATGTCAGATAATATTTCTTTTAATTTCTTGTAAGCTCGCTTGCTTGCCTTTAATTCTAACACTTGCTGACTGGCTACATCTTTTTCACTAACCGAATCTATATTTTTAAGTTCGTTTAGCTTTAAGGTTAGATACTCTCGCATTTCTAGTCCCGCCCCACTATTTAAGAATTGTTTAATACTATCCATTTTTATTTTCCGTAAGGGCTTGGTGTGGACTCTTCCACCAAAGCACTGATACTATACATCTGCGTTACCGTAATATCCGTTGGCACCTCACTCAAAGCAATTTTATACAAGACCACAGCCGAATCAGTTTTTAATAGTTCGCTATATTCTTCCAACTGCTTGACTCTCGCTTCCCAAACTTCTTTATGTTCTACTTTTAAGGCATCAAAAGCAGTATCAAATTCTTTTTGACTTGCCATTTCGTAGTTATTGTCTTTGATTATTGGCTCGCCCTTATCATCTTTCTTGGCAAACTTTTTAACTATTTCTAGGCGTTCTGCGTCAAACTTTTGATACTCTTCTGTCGGAGCGGACGCTTTATCCAGCGAGTCTATTTCCGCTTTTAGCAGTCCAACATTTTTACTAACACCATAAGCAAACTTGACTCCTTTTAGATTACCCAGTTTATTTAGATTGATATATAAATCTAAAGCACCTTGTTTTGTCATTTTTGTTTATTCTTTATTAATTATTAAACGACCGACATTTTCATTTTATTCTTCTTCGCCATTTTTAACATTTTCTCTTTACTCATCAACACTTCTCCATCAGTATCTTTAGCCATTTGTTTGGCGGCATTCATTTCTTGCTTACTACTTTAGGCATTTTGTTTTAAGTATTTAGCTCGTAATCTTCGACCCCTTTTTCTACATACTTTACTACACCAGTATAATATCTGTCCAACACTTTTATTTGTTTCATTACCACAGGCAACACATTTTCCTTTCATTTTTTATGTAACTCCTTATGATGAATAGAACAAACCCAAATTATTTCTAAAGGTTTACAATAATTTGGATGATGGGCATGTACTTTATAAATTTCTCCACATTTATAGCATGGCGACCTTTTAATATTTCCTTTTCTAAATTCTCTATTTAACTTTTGCTGAGCCTTTACTTTTTCAGGATATTTCTTACGGTACTTTCTATATTCTTCAGTTTTATATCCTACTAATCTTAATCGTTTGTTTTGTTGATATAGTTTATCTACCTTTCTAAGTTTATCTAAACTTTCTTTAGTTGTATATTCTATTCTTTTCATTTTATGCCATAGCCATCGATTGATTTTTAAGCGCCTCGTCGAGTCCTCCACCTTGTCCTTGATTTTGCTGAGGAGGTTGAGGTGGTGGTTGAGGCGGACTCTTTGGTAAAGCTGATACATCAATATTTTTCTTTTTCATTGCCATTTCAATTAGTGCCGTTCGTCTTACAGGGTCTTGCTCGAGTTGAATAAAACTATTCAGTGTGTCGAGCTCAGAGGCAATCGCATAGTTTTCACCCGTAATCGAAACTCGCACTCTTGGCTCAAAGTCTTTCCACATTCCATCTTCCAATTCTACCATCACTTTAGTATTTTTCATTACTTCCTGCAATTTCTGTTGTTTTATTTCTTGTCCAACTTGTTCATCGTGTGGCGGGAAGGATAAAAGGTTAGAAACATACCAGTTATCAACAAGGGCTTTGTAGTATTCTCCCAACGCTCCACTGTCATCAGTCAGTCGCAAGATTTCTTTTGCTTTTAGGTTCTTTAGTAGGTTAGGCAATATCCAGTCCTCTATCACGCCTTGAAAAGCTATGCCTAGTTTCTCTCTTATGAAATCAAAGAGTTTATTAGCGTTTAAGTTCTGTTGAGCGGCTAAACGGAAAGGCGTGCCTGCTGGAGAATTTTCGCCTGTAACTACCTCATAAGAGTTGGACAAAGCGTCAGCTAAGGTCATCAGTCGGTTCCAGTCGGCTATAAGCTGGTCAAGTCCATTCATTCGCACTTCCACTTGCTTAATATCGCCTTTGATGACATCGCCATTCTGTAAGTCAGTCAAGATGTTTTGAGCGATAAGTCTGTCAGGTGAAGCAAAAAATGTTTTAGAAGCATACTCAAGCCCGCGCGCTATTTGGTTGCCAATTTCATTGGCTCGGGTCTGTATGTCCATCAGGATTTCATACAAACCCATTCGGAGCCAACGCCCGGAGTAAAAAGAGCGATGATGTTCCTTATATGGCTTTTCACTAATTTCTTCGCAGAACAACACTGTGGTAGGTTTTTCTTTCTCTATGCCTCCGACAATAACTTTGGCTAAGATAAACTTGTCTTCGTCGCCAGTGTCGGTTTCATCTTTAGCCAACAGATATTCTTTTTCAGTTATTTCGCCATTCCTTTCGTAGATATAAAATTCAGGAGAAGTTTTGTTAGTAGTCGGCTTGGCAGATTTTATCAGTTCGTCAATTTCATCATCATACCAAGTGCCTTTCTTTTTCCGCAGGTCGGTAGAGAGCATACATTCATATTCAATTACATCAGAGTCCTCAAGTGTCTTAGCGGTCTGGTTCAGCACCATTACATTATTTAGTTCAAGTATCTTGTAGTCTTTATCTACTTTTTTCCAAACAACATTGCCCCATTCACTGCTTTGCTCCACCGCTTCGTTTAGTTTTTCGGCTTCACCGCTTTCAGCTAGATAGTCTTTCATCGCCACATTGGCTAACAAAACACGGATAGCGTCTTCTTTAGCGTCAGAGTAGAGCTGGATGTCTTTGGTGTCAAAGTCTATGTTCTTAACTTCGCTATTGACACGGGATGTAATTATATCGAACCAGTATTTATACGCTCCTTGACTGTCTAGTTTCCCCTTAGGAAATGTTTGCGATTTGTACAAACCAATCCTGCGTAATAATTTATAAGCTGAAAAACTGTATCCCTCCATCATTTCGTAGGAATTAGTCTTATAGTTCATTATTTCCTCTGTGATTTTTTTTATCATATATGCTCAATTTCCAGTTTTTTGCATACTTGACACAATTCAACTGGTATTATTTGTTCGCTAATTTTCTTCTTATAATTGTACCATAAAAACTTTCTATCTTCATAGTTTGTTTGCGTGTATGTAGTTCGTTTGTATTCGTGGTCTAGTTTAACTTCTGTATCAATAAGGCTAGCAGTTATACCTGCTTCTTTTCTTCTTGCTAATTTTTCACGCACTGCTGTATTATAATCCATTGTCTTCTTTTATTATCTCCGCTCGCTTTCTCCTATTTTCTAATATCTTTTTCTTTTCCCTTGAAACAGGGTCGTGGTGTTCTTTATATATACTTTGGAACTGCTCACCTGCTTCACTCATCTTATTATTAGAATTCATATTTAGTTGTTTTAGTATGTTTATAACTATTACAATTTATACAGAGAGGCTGAATATTTTCTATAAAATTTGAGCCACCTTTTATAATCGGAATAATATGGTCTCTAGTCAATTTTATATCAGGTTCTTTTCTTTTGCAACAAGGACAAGTAAAATTATAACTCTTTTTTAATAACTCCCACTCTGCACTAGTAAACGACCCTTTTACATTTCTTCTTCTTGCCCTCCCATTTGCAACACAATTTCCACCTTTCCAATTTGGGAATGGCATACCTAAAATTTTATAACGCTTATCGTAACTTTTCTTTATATTTTCTTTTCCTTGCTCTGACATAGGTTTATACTTTCTTCCTTTATGAGCTAAACTCATCTTTCTTTTAGTTTCCTCAGTATGAAGTATACCTTTATGGCTAGGAATAAATCTCTTCAGTCCCTTACTCACTCTTTTATCTTTTTTTTTTCTGATAGTATGCTTTTAACTTTTCAGGATTTTTTATGAAATAAAGTCTCTTATACTCGTTTAGTTTCTGTGAGTTATCCTTTCTATAACGTTTACGTTGCTCTATTCTTTTTAATGGGTCTTTATAAGGCATCTGGTCTTGTTTTCATTTTATCTTAAAATAACATTTAGCACAAAGTTTTAATCCCTTAAATAAATATACCACTTTTGTCTTTTTACCGCACGCTTCACAGATTTTCATATTAACTTTACTATCACCGCCACAATTATCATTATAATTCCGAGCGGAACTTTACATACTCCAATACTAGCCCCGAAGCCCCAATCCGCAATCACAAAGTCTGGAGTATATTTGCATTGAGAAGAAGGAACGGGGATAAACAAACCTACGAATGAAAGTATTGTATCATATTTTTCTGGGAGAGTTTTGTAAGAATGAATTGGCATTTAATATATTATATAACTTTGTAAAATCAAGTCAACCCGTAATCACGGGCAACACTTACCCTATCAAATCGGTTCTGCTCTATTCGTTGTCTTTCATTGTTATCAAATTCGTTAGTCATTAAATCTTCTACAATAGAAGCATATCTATGCACATCCCCGGCGTGTGAAGTAAAATCGTGCGAGGGTTTATCTTCAAACATTTGCTTATCCTCATTCCATTTTTGTTTATATTGTGATACTTTTTCCAGCCAATCTTCACAAGCTACACTATCTACCCATAATCTACTCCACATCAACTTTCCTTTATTTATTCCGTCATCTACTGAAATCATAGGCACTACTTCAAAGTTTATATTTTTTTCTCTAGCTGTTTCAAGTCTGGTCTTGCCGGTGGACTCTTCTCTAGCTCTAATATCGTGCGGAGCAAAATGCTTTCCATAAATATATTGCTTGTTTTGCACAGATACAATTCCATCTAAAATACCCTCAGCTCCTTGTCCTTCCCAGAAATCTATCATTCGCATTTCCCTGTTTATTCTTTGGTAGAAACCAATACCAAGAGCTTGCCCAACTCCTAAATCCCAAACAGTATGCACTAAAAGTTCCCGGTCATAAGGCACAATCTTAATTCTGCCCTGCTTCCGCGCTTCAGCTATTTGTGTAGAATAGTAAGCTCCCTTAACCGATGCTTCAAAGGAATTATACCATTCCTGATCAAACTCATCTTGGGTCATTTCGCCTTGAGCTACAAGTTTTCTATCGTCTTCAAGAGCTTGGCGTAAATTATCTATCGTTTCGCCTTCTTCATTCGCTAAACTATCGTCAATAGTGTGATAGATAACTGTATATTCTTTCGGGTTCTTTAGAGCGGTATTGTATATTCTGTAAAAATGGTTTTTTCCTTTAGGTGTTCCAAAAAATATACAATATCCTAAATGGTCTGCTAGGCACTTTGAGATAACTTCTGTAAATAGAGCCGGAGACTGCAAAGGGTACTCGTCTAGTCCTACTCCCCAAAGTCCTAATCCTCGCAAAGCATTTATATTATCACTGCCAGCTAGAAATAGTTTTGAGTCATTAGGATATTTTATCGTTAGTTCTGCTTCATTATAATCAATGTTTGGTATATTTTCAGATATTTTCTTGGCTATATCCCAAGCAATTCGTTTAGTCTGTTTGTAAGTGGGTCCAATATATGCATAAAGTGTTCCACCTTTCTTTAGACAATCTCTTTGCAAATGGTTCAGCGCGGCAGTGGTTTTTCCAGCTCTTCTATGTAATATCATTACAATCCAACGAGTTACCGCATTATGTAAAGCGTTAGCCCAATTTCTAGGTTTATATTTTATTACAACTTTTATTTTTCCCATCCAAAATCAAAAGATTTTCCGGCATTTAATAAATTAGTTTCATTTTTATCAGTCCAATCAAAATTCTTTAAAGCAAATATAGTTCCACTTCTTCCTGACTTTTTTAAATCTATTTCATAGCCATTTTCTACCTTTTGCTTAGCCTTTTTTATCGCGTTGGAAAACTCATCAACATCATCATACTTCCCTGTCCCATAATCAACCAATACACTTCTAAAAGTGTCAAGCTCCATTGCTAATCCAGTTATAGTCCATTCATCTTTTGAAGTATTATTAAAATAAATATCAATCCTATCTTGTAAATCTTTTAAGGATTCAAATTTCAATGGCCGCCCGCATTTACAACAACCCTCTTCCTTGCCTTTGGGTTTATTGCATTTTCCACATAAAGTAGTTTCCATTCTTTAATTATACTCTTTTATTTAAGAAAAGCTACCATAGTAACATAGTTTTATTTCTTGATAAATACTTTCTGCCTATCTCTTGTAAGTATACCCTAAATTCATCTTTTGGCATAGGGGGATTTTCAAACGGATACCATTTCAACTCCTCACGCCGAACTTGATTAAGTATAACATCTTGGAGGTTGAAAGGTAATCCATTATATTCGCTTGATTTCAAAAGTTTTGTTTTCATATCGGTTTAATTGTGATTATCATTTTTTCTAATTCACTTTTAAATTTCTGGGCAAGCAAGACGACTATTTTTCTATCATCTTCTATATATCCCTTTTTAACGAGTAAGTCTTGTATAGGTTTTATCATATTATCTACATCTGTTATTGCATAATTCTTAATGTAAAATAAATAGCGTATTTCTACTTCTCCCTTAATCATATTTTTACTTCGTGGTAGTAACTTTGATACATCACTTTCATATTGTTTGTACTCGGAAGACTTAAATCTTCTGCCCACCCACGCCTTATTTATCGTTAAAGGTCTAATTCCTATGTGTATATCCATAAATTTGTGTTAAATAGTCTCTCTTCTCAATTAAATCTATTGCTTTTGAGTATTTTTTAAGTTCTTCGTCTGTTGCTCGACATAATGCTATCCAAACATTTTTTTCTTTATTCATCTCCCCCATATCTTGATAACCATTTACTGCGTGATGTCGTTCACATAAAAAAATTATCGCCCATACTTCATCTATTTGTTTTCCTGCATAAGTTAAGGCGTGTTCCCAAGTTATTCTACCTGCACATCCTCCATCTTTTCCTCTAGCACAAATTTGTGGTTCTTTTGCTAATGCCTCTTTAACTTTTTGGCTTATCTTACGCATATATCTTTTTATTATACAACGGGTCATACCCTAAATCTAGTTGTGTTTTTTCTTCATATTCTCGCCTGTCTTCCCAGTCCTTACCTCTTAATTCTTCGTTTTCATTTAATACCTTTCTCCAAATTCTATCATAGGAAGTATAACTTTGAGCAAAATCAGCTAGTTCTTCAAGGGTTAGAGCGTTCTTAGTTTCTTCTTTGTTTTCTAGTCCACAACTTCTCAATGCAAGTTTGGCTAAATACTTAACTCTAAATCGGCGTTCACGAAAGTCTGGGAAGTTCTGCAATTTAGTTTTGATTTCTTCGTACATTGCTAGTTATTGTTAGATTGGATAGGATAGGATTAACTTGTAAATACTAAATAAGTTAAAAGAAACACTAGCCAAATAATAATTCCTAATCCTATCCAATTTACTATCCATAATCCTTTATAATTTTCCATATTATTCTAGGGGAGTTAAACTTTTAATGGAGCTTCGTCTCGCCAATCCTTAAAACTTTCTGTATCTGGTATTTGTATTTGAGTAAGTGCCGATATTTTATCCATATTCCTTTTATATTTATATGCCTTTGAGCCATAAGTATCAGTTTTGTAATGACAAGGTTCACACAATGTTCTGCCGTTATCTACTACAAAGCGTAATTCTGGAAAATAGGCAAATGGCTTTATGTGGTCTGCTTGTAGTTTTCCACCTTTTTGACTACATTCTCTACAAGAAAAATTATCCCTAATAAAAACAGCTGTTCGCCAATTTATATATTCTCTACTATTATAAATGGCTAATCTTTGTGGAGTTTTAGTTCCATCTCCCCAATTATGCAATCCATTTTTTACTAATTTCTTTTTTGCTTCACTTATATTTTTACTATGTGTTAAACTATTTTTTTTACCTAAATGTGCTAATCTCATTTTTAATTTAGTTGCTTTCGTATGTTTTTTACCTCTCATTGCACTTCCACATTTCATAGCGTGTTCTTTATCTAATTTTTTCCCTTTATTCCATACAATAATACTTCTTTGACCTATATGCTTACATTTATATGAACAATACTTTCTAATTTTTAGAAAACATTTTGGAATATAAAATTCCTTTTTACAGATTAAACAAAATATAATTTTTCCGTTCTTATTCATTTAATAATGGTGCTTCATTAATGAACACATTATACTCCTCTGTATTGGGAATAGCAACTCCACATTCACTACTTATCTTATCAAGGTAGTCGCAAAACTCACCTCGTTTTAATTCTGTTGTACTTGCGGGAATTTTTCTCTCTATTTCTTTTTTTCCTATCATCACTTTAATAAACTTTGGGGGTAATAATTCTCTTTTAAGATATTCGTGCAAATTATTATGGTCATTGCCCGTTTCTTTACATATCACATCAAGAAATAAATGATATAAAGAATTTTGAGACATACTTCGGGTGCTAATAAGGGGTTCAATTCTGAAATCCTTTCCTTCATTTTCTTGCAAACATTGCTTAAAGCGTTCGTGGTTATAAACAGAATTCCAACTCATCTTTCCCTCTTTAGCTGTGAATATGAAGACTTGGCTCATAAAATCGTTTCTAGGGCAGTTTTGCCCCTCACAGGGCTAATCAAACGGCACATCCTCTGGTGGAATTTCCATTGGGTAGCCCCCTTTGAATAATTCTTGCAAATCCACTTTTGTTTCCGCATAGGCATTGATAATATCTTGACTCACCTTTTTTGGTGGAATGGCTCGGACGACATAAGAAGTTTTATCACCTTCTATTTTCTTGTCAATTTCAATATCGTATCCTTTCAAGTCGCCCCAGTCCTCACTTTGCTCATAATCAAATAATGGTGTCATTATTGTTTTTTGAGTAATTTCAAGCACTTGAATTGCTTTGTCATTGTACGACCAAACGACAGTAGCCCAAAAATAATTTATGTTTGGTCTGCCATTTTGGTTCAAATCAACTTGCTCTGGCTTAATCTTACAAACATCGCCCTCGTGACGAAAAGGCTTCTTATCTTTCCAACCCTCCCAGCCCGTAATTACATCTGATAAAACACGAAATCTATTTACTCCTACTTGAAACTTACCGAACTGTGAACTCTTTGGTATCTTTACATTTTGTGGTAATGCCACGTTGTTATATTTCTGTCAAGTGCGATTTTGACGTTATTTTAATTTTCGCACGACCCTTATAATTATCTGTTTCACTATGACATTTTTCACATAACGTTTTGCCATTTGATAATTCAAATCTTAAATCGGGATAATGAGCAAATGATTTAATATGATGAGCTGTAATATACTGACCTCTTTCCCCAAAACATTTCTGGCAAACATGATTATCTCTGGTAAAAACTGCCCTTCTCCACATTTTATATTCCACTGAATAATATCCAGTTTTATACCCCCTACTATTGCCACCTTTCCAATTTGGATGCAATTCCCCATTTTTAATAGGATTGTTCAGTGTATTTCTTATATTAAGAACTTTTCTCAAATTTATTAAATTTTTATCAGTCCTTTTATAAACACCTGATTTTCCTTTTACTCCTGCCATATTGTTTTATATTAACTTAATAATCTAATTTATATAATTATTGCTGTTAAAAGTCCGACCATAAATAATAATGTTGCTATAAATAATTCTGTGTTTGTTCTAGTTGTTTTATCTGTCATAAAATTCGTCCTTTTTAAGTTCTTCTAAATCGCCCGCCCGGTCCATATCTAGTTTATCTTGATAGTGTTTGTTTGGCAGTTCTACCCCATACAATGCTTTATTTATCTGCCCGAAGATTTTTAATGTATTCTCAAAACTAAATTGGTTTTCCATATACTTTTTATATTATGCTGGTTGATAATCTTTGCTTAAAATATCTTCTAAACTTTCGCCCCGACTTGAAAATTCTTCAAGGTCGCTTCCAAACACATCAACGGCATCTTCCGCTTCTTCTCTAGTTAATCCTATTGACATCGCTTCGTTAATCATCATTTCTTCATCCATATATTTTTTCTCTTTTCGCCCCGCTCCTTATAAAGACGGGGCTTGAGAGATATTAAAAACAATTTATCGCTAACCGTTTGCCCGAAGGCTGGCTAACTAGGAAGTTTAAGGGTGGTTTCCAGAAAACAATTTCTTGTAGACCAGTTACTCCGCTATCCTTCCATAAATTAAATATAGCATACTACTTTTTAGCTTGCAAGCAAGTTATCCCCAGTTTCGCAATATCATACAAAATTATTTATTTGTCAAGTTTGCTAGCAAGCCCACCACTTCGTATCTTTTCCCAAAGTTTCTTTCCGTTGGCACTTGAATACTTTGACCTTTCCTTTGAAGATATTTTAGCCCAGCGTGCTTTGCCTGCCTTAGTAGCTCGTTCTGTTGTAGTTAGTTTTTTCATTAGAATATACTTTTTTGTAAGTTAATTGGGTTAATGGCTAAATCTAAAATATGTTTTCCTAGTGAAGGTTCTACACAATTTCTTAAAAGTAATCTTTTGCCCTTTATGTTTGGTGGTAAGGTTATACCTTTTACTTTTTCTAAATCTTCTATTTGACCATAATGTTCTCTACTTGCCCCAGTTTCAAAATCTCTTAAAATAAAATTAGTCCAAAACCAGTGTCCTCCAAACTCATTAGGGACTATAAGTGGGTCATAAAATGAAACTACATTTTCAACACACCACTTTCCCCTATAATAATGTTTCAAAAAGATTATTTCTTCATAAAGTTTCATATTTGGAAATACTGGCTTTTGCCTAATTTTGTCTGTTCCTTTTTCATAGGTAGCTATAAATCTTATCTGTGAATGTGTTGGGCAAGGTGGACTAGACCATATAAAATCATATTCCATAAAATGCTCTAAAAGATACTGGTGGGCATCTGTGATAATTACTTTATCATTAGGAAAGAAACCTTGATAAATCTTTGCAATTTCTGGCACATTTTCAACTGCTGTTATTTCATGTTCCGTTCCCCAAAGTTTTCTGTTGCCACCGATACCACAATACAAATTCAATATCTTCATTCCCTATAATCTATCACACTTCAAGTTTCTTTGCAAGCTACTTTATCCACACCCCACTTGACATACTTTTACCATTTGCTAAAATTAGTTTACACTTGGTACGAAAAGGAGATGCGATTATTTAACTACCAAGTGTAATAGTCCGTCTCCTTTTCGTTTGTATCTAGTGCTGAAAGAATGGTGGGCGAAATCACAGCCTCTTTTGGAAGCCAACTTAATTGTGAGACGGGCAGATACCTCACCCTCATCGGTTGACGGCACAATGCCATCGCTTAATACTTTACATAGAACTATTTTTGAGTATTAAGGAGTCGGATGTTTTGGGTAGCGATGATACGAAAGTGGAGCTATAAGAAACATTACAGAAAAATAGAAAAGGTGCGGAGAAAAAACCGATTTTGCCTTTTATATTTACTAGCTTAATTCTATGGCTAGGGACATTTCCTTCCCTTTCGGTATAAGTTGAGGAGGATAAACTATGTTAAGAAGCCAAAACACTACCACTAACTTCTTTAATACGATCAGCCGGAGAGAGGATAGTTTAGGCATTGGGGGGTTAGTAATCAATTTCTAATAAGTCTAATACTTTTCTAGCCCAAACTCTGTCTTGTTCTTTTTCTTTTTCGGTGAGTTTTTTATAAGGTTTCCAAAGTTTTCGCCATCGCACTGCTCTTTCACGACTTATGTTTTCTAATTTGTGAATGTTTTTACTCCACGCTATCCATTGTTCGTGTTCAAGTTCGGCAAGTCCCTCAATTATATTTTGTGTTATTTCTTTTTCCATACTATTCATACCCTTAATTACTAATATCTTCAAATCCGTTTTCTTTATAAATAATCATTGCAATTTTTTTGCAATGATTATCAATAGCGAATTTTATATCGTCTAGTTTATCTTCCGTGTAAAAACTCTCGTCCATCGCCTTTCTCATTCCCATAGTGGCGACATCTTTTACCACCGCTATTGGTAATTCTACTGTTCTTCGGGCAACTCTAAACATTTTTCCTAGTATGCTCATATATTTTTAGACTTAATTGTTAATTTGCATTACTTCGTTTCGTATAAAAGATTAAGATTTTAATAGAGTTAATCACTCATATCTACTTTCCAAAATATTTTACATTCAATACACCAATAAGTGCAATTACTTCCGCGATTATTGTGTTGCATATTTCTTATCTTGTGTTTCAAATCTCTGCACTTTCCGTATTCTGGGTAATCTTTTGTGAGATAGCCGACACTTCTCGCCCGATGGTTATCTTCTGTGATATTGCCCAACTCATCAAAATGAACGTGTTGCCATTCATTTTGATAACCAAGATACTTATAATCTTGCAGATTAAGCATTTCTCTGGTATCTTCTTCGTTGGGGTGTGTTATTTTAAGTTTTGCATGGTCTATTTTCATTTTCTTTTAAAAGATTAAAGGTTAGGAATGCTTTTTCTTATAATATCTTTCTAACTTTTTGCGGGATTTTTCTTTTAAGTGTTCATCACAATATTCTTTACTCTTATTCCTTTTTTTGCCACAAG